CATGATAGATGCAATCTTAGCCATCTTGTCCAACTGTGGGTAAACATTCTCCTTGGACTGGAACTCATATGCGGGTCCAATATGATCGTGAGTGATGTTTACCGCATCCAACTTGATAGCTTCTTCAGAGAGGGTGTCAAACAAAGCAGAAAGGCTGGGGTTGTAATAAGCTGAGAACACGAGGTGACGAACCAGGAGGGTCAGTTTGGGGACATCTGTAGTGAAGTGGAAAGCATGGAGGTCACGAGCATTGCCCCAGGCTGGCTGGAAGATGACGATACAACCTAACTTACCCTCAGAGTCCTTGAACACCTTATCCTTATACTCGCTAATGTCCTTTGGAGTCAAATTATCAAACTCGCTAGTGCTGAGTCGGTGCATTTCCAAATAAGAGGCGTCCTCGCCATCAAAGAGGCTAATCACCGCTCCCTTCAGCAGGGGGTCGGGAATCTTATCCATCTCATCCATCACGGAGGCTGGAATGACCATCAGCTTACCAACATAAAGGTCTTGTCTGAGACCACGGCGACTCACATCAATAGACTGGATTTCACGAGAGGATTTAGCTTTCTTCTCGGCATCAACAAGGCAAGCAACAACACCCTGAAGGATGCCCTCCAAGCCTAACGTGGTGAATGATTTTTCTACTCGTGCCATTGTTACCTCTGAAGAAAACTGGAGTCTATTTTTTCGGTTTGTTTGCGAAGCTCTGGCTCCATCTGAGTTACCGTATCTCGGAAGTTACGAAGCAGAGTATTAATTTGATCCTCGCCAAGTCCAGAGTCCTTGGCTGACTTTCTAACCGCACCGGCAAGCTCCTGGAACACAAACTGAAACTTGGGGCCGTCAAAGTTCAAGAAATCCTTTTTAGAAAGGAGTTCAGACTCACTCAGGGTCTTGGATAGGTCACGCAGCGATCTGATCTGTTCAGTATACAGCTTCTGCTTGTACATGTTGGCCTGGGTGAGCATACTCATCTCTCCCGAAACCACCGCAATCTCTCCAGCAATCAGCCGGTTAATTTCAGACACGGGCTTATTTGGATCGTTGATCATGCCCAAGATTTCCACCATACGCTTTGACAGTTCTCCATCCAAAGCCCTATCAGAGGCTGAGCCAGTGGTCTGAACCGTGAAAGTGATCGTTCCGTCTTTTTCCATTTAATCCTCGATGTTAATCTCTGACGAGCGGGTCAGTATCACATCAGTGTCAGCCTGCTCGGGCACTTCCTTGTATTCGATGGGGCTGTCCTCTCCGGTATCCAGGAGGTCAAACTCGAATAGAACTTCATGCCCGTCTTTCACGCCTGCATGAACAATATGCTTGGAAGACACATGGTCCATTCCAGGGAAAGTAAGAAGCGTCCCACCCGTCAAACCGCAATGCATTCCGTTACGATACGAGCATGAGGCACACTTTTTCTCCCCAACAATGGCGTTGCCAGTTGCCAGCTTGTTCTTCAGCAGAGTGCAGTCAATCGCAGCCAAAATGATTTTTGCCCCGCTCTGTTTAAGACCCAGAATGTAACGCTTGATCGCAGTCATCGCTGAAGTCTTGCCATACTGAGCAGTGGCGGTCTTGTACACATCCTTGAGGGGGATGCCAGAGCCAACCATAGTGCCAATCTCTTCGACACTGGCTTCCTTATGGACCGTGGCTTGCTTGTCTCCAGCCGTCCTAACCACATACTTTTCAGTGTTGCGGCTGTAGGGAAGCTGCTGGGGTTCCTTCTCACCCCCACTACGTAATTGGGCCAACGCAGCCTTCAACGTGGAAGTAACTTTGATGCCTTTCTTGTCTAAAGCTGTTTTGACAACAGTTTTCAACTCACTGGCCGAAGCGACGATGGGACGGCTGTAAAGGCCACAGTTACCACAATTGTTATATTGGCATCCAGGGCAGGCGGCGATCTTTTTTACTGATAGGGTATGAAGATGTCCCTCTTTCTTGATTTTATCGAAGGAGGCTTTGCAGCTATTCCTGAAGAAATTAGGCTCGATGTAGGCGGAGCCCAGCATCTCAAACTTGTTTGGTTCCCAGTAATCCGCATTGGTGCCCATGGTTTTGGCTATCGCTTCCGTCTCATCCGTATTGGACTGAGCGGCTGGAACTTTGAGCGCATCACGCTGCACCTCAACTGCCAATTTCTTGGCGTAGCTGGCAACACGACTGGGACTATGCCCAAGACTGAGTAGATAATTGACTCGATTTGCTATCTCTGCATCAGTAATTACGTCAAGTTCGTTATGCTGGTCAACGGCTTCAAGCGTTCTAAACGCATCAGCCAAAGCAGAGTCACCTGTTGTTGCATCCCTGATGGGTTTAGTCTCACGACCACCAGCAGCCGTTCGTCCACTCGGAACGACAGTGTGCTCAGAGCGACCGCCAATTTGATCGAGGAAGGCGTTATCCACCTGAGAAGAGGCATCGGTGAACTGCTCATCCATCTTCTGCGGCTTTTTCAGGCCGATATTTCCATAATCAGGGGTAAGATCCTGAAGAAAAGAATCGATAAGTGAGAATTGCTTGTTGTCGTCCATTAGGGTCTACCTTTTTAAAAGTCGAGTTGGGCCAGGATATCTTTCAGATACCCATTGGGATCTTCTGGATCGGCTGCGGAAAGTTTTTCGTTGAAGTCCACTTCTACTGAAGAAACACGTTTCACTTTATCCCCGTCCACTTTCCATAAATCCTTGCTGCTGGGGCACTCAAAAAAGTTCCCCGCAACCCTAATAAGGCCCATCGACGCAGCCTTCTTCAATCCCTTATCTGACGCCTGTTTCGAAGACGCCAGTTTTTGAGTCTTGCCAGATAGATAGTAAACTTGTTGGTGAATATCCGCTTGCATGGGTGTGCGACTCCATTTCATTAATGAGATGGATAGTCTTTTTTAGCCGTGGCATTAATTGTTCGCACGAGACAGGAGGAAGTGGTCGAACTCGGGGGCCGCTACGTTGATTTCGAACTTCCCCAGCATGTCTGGGTCTCTACGGTAAATTGGGCATATTTTGGCACGTTCTCGTTGACTCAGACCCCGACCCTGTGCGGACGCTTTATCTATCAGCCCAAACACATAGGCCCCTAATGCGAGTGTGGGGGACTCCTTGGTAGCTAGTAATGTTTTGGAGAGTGATGAAAGCGCCCTCCGCACATCTGGACGTTTCACCCCATAAGCCAATGCCACCGTTTTGAATGAACGAGTCTTGGCATAAAGGTCTATCATATCTGAGTAGGGGATGGGGGATGATGAGTCTCCTGAATGAAAATCGACCATCCCAATTGTTGCTAAGGTCTGATTGATCTTTTCCTTGGAAGGAATCCCCATGAGGATATAAGTGCCTAGTCGTTTCATAGCCAATCGCAGCTTGAAGCTGCAAATAGTCTGAGTTGAACCATGCAGACGGGCAATTGACCACTGAGTTTTACTCAGGAGATAATAGGAGAGGAGTAGCTCTTGGTCCTCAAAGCTGAGAAACTTCAGATACTCCATAAACTTCCCAAAATTATCCTGGATGTAGGATATGGTTGATTGGGAGACCATATCTGCCTGAGTTTCTAATGACAAGGTATGGTCTCCTTGATAGTCATCAGGGTCTAACAGCATCGCTCTCGATGCTACAATTGACTCGAAATAAGGACTATTTTCCGCCGTAAGTCACCTCCTCAGAAGTAGTTAGACTGTTTTTATTTTTTGGTTTTCTACCAGTTGAACCGTATTTTTCGCGTCTTTCAGCCCACGTTTTTCTTGTCGCCTCGGCTGTTGCTTTGTGAGCTTCCGGAGACTCATAACGTTTCTTTAAACCCTGAATTATGGCTTCACGACCCTCCGGACTCTTGGGCTTTCGCATACTAATTGATCTGGCCTCATGTGTAGCAGGATCTGCCCACTCTGCCAGCTTTCTCACGGATTGACTTGCTTTATTACTATCTGACATGGGTCGCCCACACATGCTAACAACCCTTGCGGCTTTCGTAGCCTCTGGCCATTTTCTTCCGCGCATAAACCCACCCTTAGCTTCCGCAGCCACATTATACCCATTCTTGTAAGAATCATAAGCTATGATGGCTCTGTTTTCGAACATTTCCACATCTTTGGCTTCACATACCAAGAGTATCTTGAACTGAAACGCCCCTTCGCCATATTTGTCAAATGAACGTTGAAGCTTAAGAGAATGGTGCTTCCCATTCCTCAGTTCTCTCAGGTGATGCCCGAATCTCCTTGACAACTCAATAGAAGACCCAATGTACCACTTGTTTGTAATGGTATTTAGTATCCCGTAAACTCCGACCTCGTAGGGTTGCTTTTCATACTTTCTCTTCGGTGCCAACTGCTCTCTCCACGTATCCTTACCATATAATACTCTAAAATTAAAATGCGTGAAGGCATTTTTTACCTACACGCATTCTAATTTCACTTTTTAGCTAGTTAGGCTGGGAATTCTTCCTCAGAGGGCTCAGCCTCTGGGAC